TCCCGTCCATTTTCATACGCTCAAGACACGCTTTGAGACGCTGTTCCTCCTCAATGACATCCTTGAGAGACTTTGTCCGGTATGCGTTTGCAATTATGATTTCCACCTGCTCCTCGTCCTCGTCCTGCGGTGTGGTCAGTTTACAGGTTGCAATCTCAAAATCTTTATATCCCTGCTCGACAAGGTGCTTGAGTGCAAGCCACCGTCTCTCACCTGCGACGATTCTATATTCACCCTGCTCATTCGGCTCAAATACAACCTCAAGATTTTGCTTGAGACCATACATGAGGATGTCTCCTGCCAGTTCCTCAATATCTGCTAAATCGTAGAAATTGAGTTTGTTCCGGTACATCTTGAAAATCGAAATGTCCTTTGTCCGGAATCTCGCTCTCGGTGATTCGTCAACTCCTGCCTTGCTGTTCTTGTTCAGTGCGTCCATGACGCTGAATCCTGTTGCCATGTTCTTTCCTCCTGTTTTCTCCCGTCAGTGCGGTCACGATTTCTTTATATTCCATTTCACACTCAAAAATCTGTGCGTCGAGTGCATCCAGTCTCTTATATAACTGGTTTTCAATGTTTTTCGGTACTTTCTCGCCATTCCGCAGCAATATACCGATTATCTGATATTTACTCTTGCAGGTCAGTTCCGTCAAAATCTGAATCTGTTGCTTTTGATTCTCTGCTCTCCGGAATGACCCACATATCTCTCTTTCGGTCACACGCATCCGCTCCCCTATTCTGTTAATTTCTGCTTTTTGGTCTCTGTACGCTCGACGTTTATCTCGCCTTTGCTATTCTGTGATATAGATGCTTTGACCCCCCCTCGGAGGTTCAGAGTGACCTTTGCCAGTCCTCCGGTGTATATCTCCTCAACTGCTGCCTTGAGAATGTTCACGATGCCCTCACTGCATCTCTTTTCCGGTGCTGCTGCCTCTCCGAACAATGCAGCGACGTTCTGCATCGCCTTTTCTTTCCTCTGTTTCTCTTTCTGATACTCAACCGCCTGTTCGCAGGTGCAGGACATTGTCGCCCGTTCCTCTGCCTGTGGCTGTGTCAATTTCTCCTCGCTGTCAATCTGCACCATCTGTCCGCAGAATCGGCACGGTGCTGTGTTTATGATATTGCTCATTCTCCTGCTGCCTCCTTTTTTGTTTTCATCATTGCCTCGATTAGCTTATCATGTGCCTCTCGGTTTTTGATTACCTCTGTTTTTTGGTGTTCTCCTATGATTGCACAACCGCAGTTCTTGCACACTTGGTCGATTATTTTCAAGACGCTATCTGTTCCCAACGGTATGAAATGCGGTTTTCCGTCAATCACTTCTCCTCCGCAAATGCTACACGGTTTATATTCCATGCGAATCAACCTCCCATCTCATGACGGTCGCCTATCGCCATAGGGTCTATCATATATGACCTTTTGAGTTCCGAATCTGACAGTCTTTTCTTGAGTTCACGGATTGTCTTGTCACGCTCTTTGATGACTTTCTCTTTTGCCTTTATTGTCTCCTCTGCCTCTTTCAGACGTTTCACGATACCCGCTGCCGGACACTCCTCTTTCATGTCGCACTCCGCATCTGTCATGTATGCCTCGCACATTTCACAAACACTCCTGTCCTGCTGCCCTCCGGTCTGCTCCGATCTCTGTGCTGATTCTAAAATCAACGGAATCTTTTCAAATTCCTCCTCCGTCATTTCAGAGAGTATATAACGCTGTTCACTCTTTTCGTCGTCTATGTACTCATGAATCAATTTCCGGAGTGACTTTTCAGATACGACAACCCGCAACGCTCCCGCTGCCTCTTTTATCAACCTTTCAAATTTCTCGTCCGGCATGTCGCTCATGTCGTCAATCTGCTTTACCCGCTTGTCATACTCCTCTGTGTCAATGCTTTGCACTAAACCTTTGACATCCCTCTGCATATTTGAGAAAAAATCCTGCTGCTGCCTCAAGTCGTCAAGCTGCTCGATACTGATTGTCGCTGTTCCCTCAATTTTCCTCATGTCCTGCTGCCTCCTCTCTCTTTTTTAGTTCCTCTTTTGCGAGTGGAATGAAATCCCGTAGGTCTCTTATTCTCTTTTCATAGTTCTCGTATGCCTTGATTGCATTGTCACGTTGCCATTTGAGGAACTCCCGCTTTTGAGACGATGTCTTTTCAGACAACTCTTTCTCTGCTGCCTTGAGTGCATCTTTCAACCCTCCGGAGAATGTGAATGTTGTTCCTCCCTTTGATTTCTTTGCTCTCATTCCTGCCATCTGTCACCCCTCCATCTCTTTCAGAATCTCAAAAACCACATTCCGATAGTCCTGTGACACGATGCAGTTCTTTGAAAACTGCGGGAGGACTGCCATTCTCATGGATGCCTTTTCCGCTACAATCGACCGACGAATCGGTGTGACGAACATATCAAATCCGGAACTGGTTTTCATCCACTCCTCAAAATCCATTGATGTCTTGTTTTTCTGTCTCATAGTCACAAGACCCTTGATTCGGAGTTCCGGATTGATTTCCCGCAGATCGTCAACCTGCTCCTGCAAATTGTGAATCGCCTCGTTTTCATATCCTCCGACCTTTACGGGTGCGATGACGAGTTCTGCTGCCAGTAGAATGTTGATGACCACCATGTCAAGCAGACGACCGCAATCACAAATGCAATAGTCGTATGCCTCGGATATTTCCTCCAGTGCATCCCACAGCCTCGTGACTTGATTTGCCTCCTGCTTGAGCAGCAGTTTCATGTCTGTCTGCATGAGATACCCGTTTGCAGGAATGATGTCAATGTGACTGTACTGTGTTGGTCTTATCAAGTCCGTTGTCCGGTATGACCCGCCCACACTCACATGACGCTCAAGCAGTTCACTCATTCCCGTTCCCTCCGGCTCGTATGCCTCAAATGTCTTTGATGTATCGCCCTGCGGGTCTCCGTCGAGAATGAGAACACGTTTCTCCTGCTCCTCCCCCAACATGTAGGCGATTGCATCCGATGTCGTTGTCTTTCCGATTCCACCTTTCGGTGACATAACTGCAATAATTCTCATTTTTTCTGTTCCTCCTGTTATCCTCTTGTTACCTGTTACATGAAACCTCTGTCGTCCGGCTGTCTCCATCCGCAGCGGTGCAGGTGCATCCCCTCTCCCACCTTGTAGAGTGTATATGTGAACCCTGCTCCCAGTGCTATGACAACGACTGCTGCCACAATGATGATTTTCCTCATGTCCTCACCTCCCCGCTATATCGTGATTGTGTGGTATATACACAACTGCAAATCTCTGAAAGAATAGTCCGGTGTTTCCTCCGGTTTCATCGGTGCAATGAGACCCCGTTCCTTGTATTTCCTGTGAGTGATCTCCGGAATTGCTCGGAATCTCTTGACCTCTGCATCTCCTATCTGTGCGACGATGTCCTTGTCAACCTCCATGTTTGCAAAATACTGGTTGTATATCTCCTCACCGTCCTTGATGACCCGAACCCTGTCCGGACTTTCAAGCAACGTCATAATATCCTTGACCGTCATCCTGCTACACCTCCTCATTTTTTTCTCGGTTTGCTCTCTTTGATTTCCCCGTTCTTGAGGATGCTGTTGTTCGGGATGCTCATTGTTATATTTCTTAATTCCTCTCTGTTTTCCAATGGTATGACAATTTCACAATCTCCCATTTTGTGATTCATCAATTTGCAGTATTCCTCGATAACCTTGACCGCCTCCTCTGCTGAATAGCAGGTTGCGACAAAATGTCCTGCTGCTGCCATATCTGCAAGAAACTCTTTTTGTGTCTCCTGCTGCCTGTTATCACCGAATTTCATCTCGATGTACAATCCGCAGTACAGTCCTTTCGGGTACGGGAGGCATAAATCAGATACACCCGCCTTGACACCCATCTGTTTGAGTTTGACCGCCTCCTGCTTGTTCCTGCTGCCTCCGTTCGGTACATGATGCAGCCATTTCAATTCCGGATAACGATTCACATTCCAGTTCGCCCACGACACGACATTGATTTGCTCCGTGTCCTCACTTCTCATTGCATATCTCATGTTCATTCTCTTTCACCTCTTTCCTGCTGCCTGTCTCCTGCTTGCACATGTCATAATATTCACAGAACAGACACACATGTCTGCAATCCTTGACCCTCAACATGTGCAGAATCCTCTCAATCACCTGCATCTTGCTCCAGTTCCTCCTCGATTTCTTTCATCCGGCTCATGATGGTCTGATTGTACTCATACACATAGATTCCGTTTTTCCATAGATGTTGTTTTGCTCCCTGCTCCCCGTAGTTATACGCTGCAAGTGCATCTTGAATCGTTCCGTATCTCTCAATCAGTTCCGACAGGTAATCAATCCCGACGAGTACGTTCTGATATGGGTTCGTGAGGTCTGTGACGTTCAGACGCTCCATCCTGTCTCTGTGGCACTCCTCATATATCTGCATGTACCCGATAGAATGACCATCATCACCAACCTTGTCGAATTTATATCCGGATTCTTTCTCAATCAGAGCGACCACAAGGTCATATCTGACCCCGTACTGCTTGCAGACGCAATATGTATATACCTGCATCTTTTCCGGAAAATAGCCACCTGTCCGACTGTATTCCTCCGGTATCTCATAGAGCACGAATCCATCCTCCTCGCCTCCCCAGTCTGCCGACATGGTGTCAAATACTGCATACTTGTCCGGTTCTGTGTCCTGCTCCTGCTGCCATGTTCGCACCTGCTCAAGCATTGCATTTTGTCCGGATGCCTCTCTTTTCTCGTCGATTCTCTGCATCCGTGCATTGAACTCCTGCGACTGCTGCTCATACTCCTCAAATTCCTTGTCATCTCGCATGACAGAGCGTGTCAGACCTATGCTCACAGCGATCGCCAGTAATACCATCACTGCAATATATGTCCGTTCCCGTCTCCTCCTGCTCATTCTTCTCTTTCTTTTTACTTTCATTGCTGCCTCCGTTTCCTCATTCTCGCCCGTATGTAGAACATTGAGTTGAAATCGTTGTAATAGATTCCCGCATCCGTAAAATCAAAATCCGGATACCATTTCAACATCTGCTCACGAACCTGCTCATGTCCTTTTCTCATGGTCTCGACGTATGTTCCGATTTTCTTATATCCTCCGGCTTTTGCTGTCGGTCTCTTGGAATGAACCACCTTGATGTCGGGGTCTCTCAATCCCTGTGAGGAGTTCCACCGTTTCTCCGATTTCACCCTGTTCTTTTCCTCGACGATATACTTTGCCATTCCTGTCAAACCGTTCTCGTCCTTTTGTAGCCTCCGAACCTCGTTCCTGCTGCTCTGTTTCCAACATCCCTCAACCACATCCATGTCCATGTCGCCATCCATGACAATGTGATGATGCCACCGGATTTCCTCTGTCGGATTGTAGGCAGTCACATAGACATATCTTGCGTTCGGGAGACCCCTTTTCTTTCTCTGATAATTCACCCGTCGGATGAATTTCTGCACATTCTTGATTGCTGCGTCGATGTCTCCGTCCGGAGGGAGATGCTCATTGTCGTATGTAAACGTGAGCCACAAATCCCTGTCCGTGAAATTCTCATTGATAAGACGCTCCACATATTTCCTTGCGTTCTTGTCGTTCAGATTCCTTTGAGCCTTGTCATTGTCCTTTTTGATACTCCGACCCTCCGGAGGTACTTCATCCATTTTCTTGAACTGTGGATATATCTCAACCTCGAACTGGTCTCCTGCTCGTATCTCCTTGAGTGCATATACAACCTTTTTCCCTTGCTTGAACATCTGCTCAACAAAGAACTCGTGCATATCCTCAAGGCTCTTGTTGTATGCTGCCTCATAGTCATACGGGATGAACGTCATCCCTTTCTTTCTCTTTGCCATTCTGACACCGTTCCTCCTGCTGCCCTTATATATACTTTTCAACGACTTGTTACTATCCATCACAAGGTCGTCAAAAGGGTCTGAAACCCTTTGAATCACGGGGTTTTCCCCCGCTTTTTCATGCTTGCAATATGGTGTCAGATTTGCTATAATATTTTTAGGTTTTAAGCGTCTGACACAGACTGCTAAACGGGAGACCGCTGCAACGGTCTCCTTTCTTTTTGCTCTTTTTTCTCATGCTCTGCGTATTTACTCTTGAATGTATTGAACTGGTACTCCACACCTCCTTGCAAAATCAATCTCGGCTTTCATTCCTGCTGAAATCCCGTGTCTCACACCGACCATCACTGCATCACATCTCGGAATTATTTCTCGCCCTGCTGCAAGCCCCGTCTCTCGCTCCTGCCGATCTGTCTCGTTGAGACACTGTGTCATGTATAGATGAACTGTCACAGGACTTTCGCCCCGCAACAGTGCCTCTCTTGTCAATTCTCTCGCATACTCAATATTGCGATGCAAGGTCTCCTCGTCTGCTGCTCTGTATGGTGAACAAATATATACAATACGCATCCGCTCGACCTCCTCTCACATGAAATCAAATATTGTCATCTGTGCTTTTTCTGCCTCGATTCGTTCTGATGCTTTTCTGTAATAGTCTGCATCAATCTCAAATCCTAAAAAGTCATGTTGTGTCCTGTGTGCAGCAACAAGACAACTCCCGCTCCCTGCGTGTGTATCAAGAATTTTGTCTCCTGCTTTCGCATATCTTGATATAACCCACTCGTATAGTTTCACTGGTTTCTGTGTTGGGTGAAAAGTTCCATCTTTGAGCAGCTCAACCCGATTCATAACGATAATTCTTGTCGGAACATTGAAAGACGTGTATGCAAGTTCACAGTCTGACATTGTCAAACCGTGTTGACCTTTATCCCACACAATCCACCCTTTCGTTCCTTTTGTGAGGTGTTCTACAAAGTAATTGCCCCCCCATATCACTTGATTGACTGATACTCTCTCCAGTTCTCTGAAATACTCCTCCGGAGGAATTGCAGCATCCCAGTTTTTCCGGATGTGCTCTTTCCGTGTGTGTTTAGGATTCTTCTTGTTGATATTCAATTTCTGTCCGTCAATGCCTATCCCATATGGAGGGTCGCAAATAGCCAGTTCAAAAAACTTGTCCGGAATTTCCTGCATTGCTGCCATACAGTCCATGTTGTATAGTCGATTCAGTTCAAACATGACCTCTCCCTCACGCTGTTGCAACCGCTGTCTTTCCCTGCTGCTCCCATTTCTGACGTTCCTCCTGTTTTCCTGCCATATATCCGGCAATATAGGACTTGTCAACGTCATCCATCTGTGTGAACCGCTCTGCGATATTCTCAATCATTTCTTTTCTTTCATCCTTTGACATATATGTCACGCTCCTCTCTTTCCTCTGATTCTCTCAAGTTCTGCCTGTATGTCTTTTCCGGAATAATCTGCAAGCAGTTTCTCCGAAATGTGATAAGTCCATATTGATGACATCTGCACCGCTGTTCCGATAGGGAGTTTCCCTTGCTGCATCGCTATTCGGATGAATTGCGGTGATACATTCAATATGACTGCTGCCTCGGTTGGCAATATACGTCCGACTTCCATCCGTCTGACCTCCTGTTCTGACCTGCCTTGTCAATGCGTGGGCGGTCATCCCACGCAGACGGGCGACTGCTGCCCGTTTCGGCTCTCAATAGTCATCCTCAATCTGTTCGTCTGCCTCTGTGTAATATTCACCGTCATATCCTTTTGACATGATTCTCTGATAGCATCTGTCACACACCAGTCTGAACGGGATTCCATGACAATCCTTTGTGAAATGCATTTCCTCACGATCAACCTCGTGTTCGCACACCGGACATGTCCGAATGTCACGCTCCTCGAATCTGCATGACAACCCGTTCTGTCTCCTCCTGCAATCCTCGACCGTTCCGTCTCGTCCTGTCATGAGTTTGTTTTTGCAGATGTCGCAATCATTTCCCTCGTTGAAATATTTCATTTCCTGCATCCTGTTTCCTCCTGTGGAGGCTCTCTCGGTCTGTTCATGACCTCGCCTCTGTTCCGGCTGAATTTACCGTGTTGTGTCTTTTCGCCTTAAAAAGTCACCGAAAACCTGTCATCCAACTATGAACCTTTTAGCAAGTTCACCCGCTGCCATGTTTCTCACGGTATTCCGACGCTGTCTTTCGGCTTGCCATCGTCAGAGCGTCGGTCGCCATCCGGACGCT